CTTCATAGCACGAGCCTCAGACTCTTTAGCCTGTCCATTAAGTGCCGCAGTCTGTGAACCTTGGAACTCAATTTGAGCTTGCTGTGCTTGCTGTTGTGCCTGCTGTGCTTCTGGGTTAGGCTGATTAGACTGGTCTAGCTTAGCAATCAGTTCTTCACGGTTAGCCAAGTTCATGTTATCAACAATAGACTTGATTAGCTCAGGGTACATTGGAGTCTCTGGAGACATAGTCTGTAGTAACTGTACAAGCTGTGTAACCTCATACTCACGAGCAATAATGCCCAGAGAACTTGATACGTTAAACTTATAATCAGCAACAGGGTACTTCTCAGGCTCAAACTGCATATAGCGATGGGCAGCTTTAGTAACAAACGGGATAACAAAGGCTTCTTGGAAGTTAATCAAAGTACGCTTGTGGCGCTTAATGATAGCTCCTAAGCCCATAGAGATGCCCGCTGCTGTACTTTCTCCATTAACACTACCTGCTATACCCGCTGAGTCAATAGCGCCTGTAGCGGTCTGTACCATCTGCTGTAGAGCAGCGGCCTGCGTAAAGGTAATCTGATTGACCTGACCAAAGTTAAATGGCTGTAGTATTTCCGCAGGATTACCGTTAGTTAGGATAACCTTACCTGCACGAATCTCTGGTTTAGAGCCTCTTGGCATACGAGAAGCATCCATAGCAAGCATAGGGTGTACTGTTAGTGCTAGAGCGTCGATACGAGCGCGTAGTTCTGCGTCTAAGGCCTTTTGAGAGTTATACCCTTTCTCACATACGCCTCGACCCCAGAAACGGCTAGGAACGACATCCCAAGGGAATGCTACGACAGGTCTGTCACCCATCATGTAAGGGTTCTCTTCCGCTTTTAGTAACTCACCGTTGCCGGTTACAACAATAGCCTCTACATAGTAGCTACCACTGTCCTCATCATCATCTTCTTCCATCAGGGATACAGCTTCTTCCTCTGAATCTGGGTCTTTCATAGCTATTTCTAGCAAATGACGGGGTACTAAACCATAATATTTAGTCAGTCGTACTTTATCGTCGCTATAGGAATCCAAAATGTCGTGGTCAGGCTCAATATCAAAGTCTGAGGCAGCAGAGCCTAGCTCGATGTCACGATATACGCCTTGTTCCTGCAATTGTTCTACAAGATGAGATGATACAAACTCATCTACAGCAACACCTAGCGCATTCTCAATGGAAGTAGCTACAGGGTCGATAAGAAAGTTCTGTGGCATGACAGGGTTTAGCTTAACGCAGGTACGGTCTTGAATAGTAACACCAACTGCTGTTAATTCACCACCCATGACCGGTTGCGTGGCCGGTTTAAACTCTTTCTCGGTAGTTAGTTCTATTTCAGCAATACCAGTACCAAACACAGCGGCGTTAATAAGACACTCAGCGGTGGCCTTACGTACTTTATTGCGTTTAAAGTCAGCTTCTAACTGATTACGGAGTAGTTGAATGTCCCCATTCTCTGGGTCAGCAGCATCATCCTCAATATCAAACCATTTGCCACGACCAAAGGTAGCTTCCTCTAGCTCAGCTACGGATGACTCTACAGCTTGTTGCAATGCAGGGGAGATAATCTTAGAACGCTCTGATTGACGTGTAGCATCCTCAGCAGCCCACTGTCCACGCCACAGGCGATAGTACTCATCAAACCTTTGGGCGTAGTTAGCTTCAAAATGGTCACGCCAGTCACTACATTTAGAGGACACCCAACCTTCTAGGGTCTCAAAATTGTAGTCATCGTTTTGTTCATACATAGTTAATACCCTGCGTAAAAGTCAGTGAGTTCATATTCTTCTTCCTCGTAGTCAATAGCATAGGCTATCTTAGCTAATTGGTCAATGTAGGCCAACGAATCAATTAAATCATCGTGGACAAGTTTGTTAGGGAACTGAAACAGCTCATCTAGGAACTCTGCATTCCAGTCACCCTTGTTTAGTTTAATGTTACCGTGTTCAAACCTACCTTGTAACGCCCAGACAATACGGTCAATCTTACGTTTGTTGCCGTGGGTAAGCTCCTCGATACGGAAGAACCTTTGATTCTTTTTCATTATGTCATTCAAGTAGGGGTAGACAGCATTCTTCAACGCACCTTTCTCAATCCCTACTGCGACTGGTTGGTAGTCTCTGACGGCATCGAAGATTTTCCTTGCTGTCTTTTCGACTCCCCATCTACCATGGATAATGTCGGCAACCCACCACCCGTCTTCATTCGCCTTAACCACCGCAATTGACGTTTGGTCAAGTCGGCTTGTTTTAGTTGTAGCTTTTTCAATTTCCGCAAATCCTGCCAAATCGACTGCAATGTAGAACTGACCGTGTTCAGGCTCTTCCTCGGAGAACTTAACATCTTTCTCCTTAAACAGTTCACCGCCTGCTGCCTCAAAGGATGCCATGAACTCCTGTCGGAAGGAGAAGGCTGACATCGACTTCTTAGCCGCATTAATCTCCTCTGGGTCTAGCAAGGGGTTATCGTATGATGTAAAGTGCCAACCTTTCCATTGGTCATCCTCTGCTATGCTAGCGTACTGGAACAAGTCATAGAAGTGGTTACGACCCATGGGTGTACCAATAAACATGGCATCACCCTTCTGGTCAGCTAGGGCAGGTCGTAGGATTTGCTCCCAGACCTCCGGCTTCATATCGGCGTACTCATCCATACAGAGGAAGCTAAGGGAGACACCACGCATAGTCTCTGGTCTGTCAGCACCCTTGAGGGCGATGGTTGCACCGTTGACTAGCTTTATTTGTAGGTTGTTGATATGACTAGACGCTATGACAGGATTACCTACCTCTAGCAATGTCTGCCACATAATGTCCCTAGCCTGACCCTGTGTGGGTGCGACATAAAAGACATGGCCTTTCTTACATTGTAAACCTTCTAGGATTAACATCCAAGCCGCTAGACGTGACTTACCTGTACGACGACCTGCTGCGATGACTTTAAAGCGTGAGGGGTCGTTAAAGACCTCCTGCTGCCATGGTAGTAGTTCTACCTTTAAGTCAGTCATTTAATATGTCCACATTACGGGTGTAGAGTTAGAATTAGAATTGCTCCGGTCGTCCACATGGATAAATGAACTAGCCACTCCAATACCGCCAAACCCAAGCAAGAGCGCCTGTTTAACAATCTCGTACTTTTGTGTTCCGCTAATAGCTTTGATGTCTGCTGCAATACCTTGGGCATGAGTTCCTGCCTTCTCCTTATGTCTTTCGTTACTGTGATTAGGGCTACGGAAGCCGCTAGTAATCACAAAGGGAAAACCACAGGCTTCACGCAGAGCATCCAAACGTTCTAGGAACTCTGGTTGCATTTCATTTTGATTTGTTTCTTGACAGTTGAACTCGCTCAGGGCGAAGTACTTAGGGTTATACATCAGTGAACTCTCCATCTTCAGCTTGCTCTTCGTTGTTGCTTTCGGAGATGACAGTAGTCTCTCCGCCCACTCCGGTAATCGAGATGTTGATTCCACCTTTACTTCCCCCTGCCTTATCCTTCTCAAAGTAGCTCGCTGGTAAGACCCTATCAATAACTAGCTTCCAAGCGGCTGCTTGATTCTTATGGTCATCGTTAAGAGCTGCATCGAATATAGACTCTAAGACGCGAGCAGACTTAGGAGACGTTAGCATACGTGTCTTGTATTCGTTAATAATGGCAGCGTCACCTTTGGGGCGACCTCTCGTACCGACTGACCCTCTCTTGCGGTTGACCATATCTGACTTCTTGGGACGACCCACTCTACGCTTAGGTGGCGCATCGTCGTTTTTTAAATCTGACAAAAAACTCTCCTTTGGTTACCTAAGTATACTTAAGTATGCCTTAGACCTTGTTAGGTTGTTACTTTGTTTATAGTCTTTAGTCAGTAACTAAACAACTAACTAAATAACTCTTTAGTATATACTATATATTATACCATACTTTAAAGCAAAAGTCAAGAACTATTTTAACTAAATGATAACTATATTGTGTCAGCATTACAGGCTAATTTAATGTACACAAATGTACCCGCGAACTCCCAATGAAATCAATGACTTACGTCTACTTAAGTATACACAGCTTATTGTTACTTTTATTCTACTTTTGGTCTTTTTTTGTATACATGCGGGTACCTTTAAATACTCCGGCAAGCCCACGGCCCCCCCGCCCCCTGTTTCCCCCAGCACATAGGTATCCACAAGTCAACATCTAAGCGTGACCACACGGCCAACTC